CACTGCTGGACAATCTCGGAGACAAGACGCTCAACGTTTACGGTGGTCAACGTCGTGTCGCTGACTTACTGGGTCCTGAGATGATGGACAACCTGAAGATGAAGGCCGCGACATCGGCATACACACGGGACTCCAAGCGCAACGAGACATTTGAACTTGGCCTGGCTAACGCTGTGAATGATGCCGATCCTGCAAGCGGATGGCAGAAACTCAACAAGCTGGAGCAGGGTAACGATTGGATTCAGACGGGCGAGCAGATGACACCTCAGCGCCAGAAGCTCATCGCCGCCAAAGCTCAGATGATTGCCAAGGTGTCCCAGCAATCCCAAGCAGGGCTCGTTAAATTGCAGCAGTCAGCTCAAGCGGACAACCGGCAAGCTGTGATTGACGATGCCTATTCGCGCCGGATGGCAAAAGAGAACGTAGCAGTCTCCCCTAAGTTCCTGCCTGTGAATGACAGCACTGGGGAATTCAAAGAAAGCGACATGGCCACCTATGCAGCGAACAAGCTGAATCAGATAAACGCCATGGAGATTCCCGAGTCGAGCAAGTCAGAAATGAAAGCGGCCTTGCTGCGAGCTGACTATGACAAGGGGCCATTCCAAGAGAACTTCAAGGCGCTCCTTACAGACGCCTCGCGGGAATGGCAGGGGGCTTTGCTCAATCCTGAGCCAACTCAAGAGATGCCCCGACTGAAGGAGCTGCAAGCCGCCTATCAGCAAGACCCCTCAACCATCGCTCAGCTCTTCCCAGATCAAGCAGGGCTCCTTGAGAAACTGCGTTATTCCGCTGAGTCAGGCATTGACCCTCAGATTCTCATTGATGCCGAAAAGTCCAAGAAGAACCTCAGCAAGGACGAATCCAAATACCGAGATGAACAGTGGGCCTCGGTGAAGAATGACGGCGGCTTCAAGGAGCTGAAATTCATCCCCGGACAATTCGAAGGTCAGGCCCGCCAAGTCTTCGACGCGGTGACTTTACGCTCTGGTGATTCCAACGAAGCGGCACGGGCTGTCTCCGATTACCTCTCAAAAACGGCCGTCTCGTTCACTGAGTCAACCGGCTGGACAGGCTCTAACAGTTTCCACGGGATGGTAAGTAAGCGGGACCTCATGACTGACGTGAACGACGTCAACTCGTGGGAGACCGGTAAGTCAATCGTTGATGAAACCATGCAGGGCCTCAAGAAGGACGCCGATTGGGGCTCAGGTGGACTCACGGTAACTTCGTCCCAAGGAAACATCATCATCCAGTCACTCACGGGGCGCCGTCTCCGACTCAGTAAGGAAGCCCTCGGGAACCTTGCGCGGGATCGTGCAGCTCAGCAACAGCAAGCGCTCTTCGATAAGAACGTGAAGTCAGCTCAGAAAACTCAAGAAATCCACGAGCGTTACATCCTCGGAGGAGCCCGCAAACAATGACCTAAACAGGAGAAATGAATGACTGATTACGCATCGGTGAAGGCCAAAGGCACGCCCTACGACAGCCTTATTCGACAAGAAGCTGATCGCAACAACATCCCCTACGACTACATGCACAAGCTGATCTACAACGAATCCAGCTTTAACCCCACTGCTGAATCCCCGACAGGCCCCTTGGGTCTTGGCCAGATGACGGAACTGACAGGCAAGGCTTACGGACTGATGACGCCAGCGGACCGAATGGACCCGGTGAAGGCAATCCCAGCAATTGCCCGCCATCTCAAAGACCTCAGCGGTGCCTACAAGGGCGACTTACTGAAGACCGCGTTGGCGTACAACCAAGGACAGGGCCGTTTAGGCTCCCCACAGTTGTCCGCTCTGGACTCGGGTGATTTCACCAAGATCAGTCCAGAAGGCCAAAACTACATGCGCAAGCTGCTGGACGTTTCCGGTGACTCACCATCACGCCAGTGGTTCGATGCTCAGGAGGTGACCAATCCCGGCATCAACCCAAAGGCTCAAGCCGCCACCTTTGAGGGTGCTACGCAGGGCGTGGCGGCAAGCTCCAAGGTCCGTGTAGGCGAAGACCTGCCCCAACTGGGGAACATGAACCTTGATGGTGGTACGGCGCCTCAGACACAGCAGGATTACATCACGCTGTCCGACCACATTGGGAAGCCTGAGAAGGGCGCCTTTGAGGGCACTGGTGATGCAACTGCTGCCTCATTGGCTACGTCCCCGGTCGCTTCGATCTTCCGATACGCCACACAGGAGGACCATGACCCGCTGGACTGGGTGAACCCTACAGACAACTCTCAGTGGACCGCTGAGGACTACGACATGATCCGCAAGGAAGGCGTAGACCCTCAATACTTCAGCTTCGTGCAGGACTACGCCAAGGGCAAACGGGCCAACCTCCCGAATGCCATTGCCATGGCAAAAGAAAACATGGAGTACGAACGGCGCATCAATGGAGCCGGTACGGGCGCTCAGATCGTTGGGGGCTTTGCCGGTGCTGGACTGGACCCACTGACTTACGTGCCTGTGCCTGGGGCAACTGGGGCTCGCCTAATTTCCCGTGTTGCGCAAGGTGCAATGTACTCAGGCGCCGCCGCTGTAGCGTCCGAGGGGCTCCGTGAAAACATGACGGGCATTGAGGGGCACTACGGAACTGCTTTGGTCGGTGGGGCCCTGTTCGGTGCAGGCGCCACAGCTTTGTTCGATAAGGCCCTGAGAGCGGCTCCTAAAGCTGCGCCTCGCGTCGATGTCCCAGATGCTGACCTTGAGGCGATCCTTGCGAGGCACGGTGAGTCTGCCTTGCCTAACGAGCGTGTAGACCTTCACCCCTTCATGGAACCAGACGCTAATGAGTTCGCCGGTCCGAGCATTCGCTTGGAGGTCCGTGAGACTGCCCGTCAGTTGGGTCAGGAAGACCCTTCACGCTTCCCTTGGATGGCAGGTGAGGAGCCTAAAGAAGCCTTTGGGGTCACCTATGTGGATCATCCAAACGAGCCGGGTGCTGTGCGTTTGCAGGACGGTTCGATCCTCTCAGCCACCAATCCCCTCAATCCAAAGCTTCTGGCTGAGGCCGCTGAGGTGATGCCTGATCGCGCTGCTAAGGGCGTCTCTATGGGCGGTTTCACAGAGATAGGCTACACGCTCAACCGGTCGGAGAGCCCTGATGTCTTGGCGATTGGCAGTCAGCTCTTCCGTTCTCCTACAGGGACCCTCACAGGCTCAAATGGGAAGTTTGGCGCTACCGCTTCAGACATCATTGAGCGCATCCAAGGTCAGGACCATGTGACCTACAACAAAATGTCGGAAGAGGTCTTGGAGGCCATCAAAGACCCGAGCTATGCGATGACTGATGGTGGCCGTCAGGCTCACATTGAACGTGCATTCCGCCGTGTCGCGGAGGCTATTGAGGAAGTGTCAGGCAACAAGCTGACCCAACTCACGGCAGGCGAACGGAAGCTTATGGACACCATCAAGAGTCACTACGACCTTAAAGGTGACTATCTGGCTGCACCGGCTCAGTTTGGCAACCGCAAGGCTCGCCCTGTGCTGCCCGAGACGCGCCATGCTGGTTCCTACATCCCTAACATCTATTCGACTGCTGCCAAGAATCTTCACCTTCAGAAGTTCGGCGGTCAGGATGGGCTTCAGGACGCCATCAAAGAGTCATGGCTTGCCAGCTACGCAGCTCGGCCTCACGTCAGATCTCGGGTTGATAACTACCTGAAAGATGCCGTGGAGGAAGAGCTGAAGGCACGGATGCCTAAACCAGTTGGGAAGAAACCAGCGGTCCACGTCGATGCGGTGAAGCTTCGCGAAGAAGTCTTGAATGAATTGGTCGAGGACTACGCCACGCGGAAGGCTTTCGGTGTTGCTAAGTCTGAGGACTTCGATGAGTCGAATCTACTTTCATTAGGCGACCAAGGAAGTATTCCCGGCTCGATGGGGCTGGCCTCCAATAACTTCCTCGAAGGGCGGCACCTGTTTGATTCAGACATGGCCGTGCCGCTTTCAGATGGCTCTCAGTTTGCCGTCAATGACCTTCGTGAGTTTGACTTGTCGCGCATCACTCCCAGCTACGACCGCCGTGTTAACGGTGATATCGGGATCATGGGCGCTACAGGCAGGACCACAGCGGAACTCCTTCACGACATCACCAAGGTGAAGACCCCTGTGGCATCTGAGCGTAAGGCCCTTGAGGAGTCCATTAAGATTCTGACAGGTCGTGCCCGTCGTGATCCTGAAGGCGCCTTAGCGACAGCTTCCCGTGCCCTAACTGACATGAGCTTCTTTGCGAAGAACGCCTATATGGGCGTGCAGTCCATCACTGAGGTTGCCGGTATGGTGACCAAGGGACATACGCGGATGCTCTTGAAGGGCGTCCCGATCCTGAAGGACATGACTACTTGGGGCTCCAAGATCAAAGCGGATGACCTCGCGGACATGCATCTGATGGTCTTTGGGCGTGAGTTGGATAACCACATACGCCCGACTCGTCAGGATATCATTCAGCGACTTCGTGACCATGCTGACACCAACCCGGCGCTCGCTGAGGCCGTGGGGACAGTCAAGTACGTCACCCAAGAGCTGTCAGCGCGTTCGCCGTTCACCAAGTTCCTCACAGAGTCTTCCAACTACATCGCAGACGCAGGCCGTCAGGGCGTCCTCTCGGACTTCGTGAATCATGTCGTTGCGGGCCGTACATCGAAGCTCTTTGATCCTGAACGCCTCAAGTCGATGTCGATTACTCCTGAGCAGTTCGCAGGGATGAAGGACCTCATTGCGAGTTACGTGAAAAAGCAGTCCGATGGATCCTACAAGGTCACTGATCGTGCAGCTTTCCAGCGTGATCCACGGACAATGGACCTATGGCGCATGGGCGATAAGATCGCTGATGAAACCATCCTGCGTCCTCACAAGTTCTCGTCGGCGGACACTGAGGCCTATGGCGCGGGCGTGAAGATGGCGATGCAGTTCAAGAACTTCACGATGCGCTCAGTCAACTCCAGGCTGATCCGTGGTTATCACGATGCGACGAAGAATGGCCGTGCGATTGACCAAACCATGCAGGCTGTCCTTTCGACGGGTCTGGCTGTGTCTGGCTATGTTGCAATGAAGTACAGCCAAGCGGCAGGGATGCCCAAGGACCAGCGTGAGAAGTTTCTACAGCAATCACTTGATCCCAATATGTTGGCCTACGCGGCTATCTCCCGCAGCTCTCACATAGGCGCACCGCTGGGCTTGGTGAACATCGTCGCGGCACCTTTGGGATTCGATCAGGCCGCAATGGTCCGGTCCTCGATTCTCCCTCGGGGCCCTAAAGAGCAGCGTCCTCAAGGTGCCATGAAGTACAGCGCAACGAAGGACGATAGAACCACCGCCGTCCTCGGGCGTGTCGCTGAGCAAGTTCCGGCTTATGGGGTTCTCTCCAGCGTTGGACAGGTTGGCTACAACGCCTTCGGGGCATCCGGTACGGACTCCCGCCGTGCAGACCAAGAGTACATGACAGGCGTTTTCAATGGCCTGCGTGGGCTCGTGCCCAACGATCCAGTCAGTCAGAAGTTGCTGCTAATGATGATGGAAGGGCAGGGCGTAGAGATTCGTTAAAAGCACCCACTATAAGCAGGACAGAAACCTTGGTGACACCTTTGGGTGTGCGCCTCAGGTCACTTTGTCCTGCTTTCATTCATCTGAAAGGAGGTATTAATGGCCGCACCTAAAACCGTCCTCACGTACCCACTTAACGGGGCCTTGAAGGACTTCGATATTCCATTTGAGTACCTCGCCCGCAAGTTTGTAGTTATCACCTTGGTGGGGGCGACTCGACGGGTACTCGTCTTAAACGCTGATTATCGCTTCGCCACCCGCAAGTTAATCTCTACGACTACCGCATGGGGCCCGGCCCAAGGGTTCGACCTTATTGAGATTCGTCGAGTTACATCCGCGACTGATCGGTTGGTCGACTTCAGCGACGGTTCGATTCTACGGGCCTACGACCTGAACACCGCACAGGTGCAGTCGCTGCATATTGCAGAGGAAGCAAGGGATTTGACCGCTGACACAATCGGCGTAAACAACAGTGGCAACCTTGATGCTCGTGGGCGTCGTATCGTGAACCTCGGTGACGCTATTGATCCGGGTGACGCTGTAACGCTTCGACAGGAACAAGCATGGGGCGCTTCGGCGTTGAACTCTGCGAACGCTTCGGCAAACTCTGCGACTGCAAGTCAGACCTCTCGGTTGGCCTCTGAGTCTGCCCGTGATGCTGCGCTGGCCTCTAAGAACGCCGCTGCTCAGAGTGAGGCAAACGCTATGAAGTGGTCCGCAAACGCTGAGGACTCGGTGGTCTCTGGTGGTCTCTATTCGAGCTATCACTACTCCCGTAAGGCAGCCGCTCAGGCAGTCCTTGCGACCAGTAACGGTGCCGCTCAGGTAGCCCTTGCGACGACTCAAGCAGGTAACGCTCAGACAAGTGCTAACGCCTCTGAGGTGTCAAACCTGTCGTCCAAGGATTGGGCAACGAAGACTGAGGACGTTGTGGTATCCGGTGGTCTCTATTCGAGCTATCACTACTCCCGCAAGGCCGCTGCAAGTGCTACTGCTGCAAAGACCTCTGAGACGAACTCGAAGACCTCTGAGACGAACTCGAAGACCTCTGAGATCAATGCCGCTGGCTGGGCTGCTGGGCTGAACATTCCGACTGCCACTGGTAACGGTGGCAAGATGCTTGCTCAGAAAACCAACGAGAGCGGCCTTGAGTACAAGGACCTCGCTCAGTTGCTGACAGACCCGTGGGCATTGCAGCCTATTGGTGTCCACATCCCTCTTGAGTTTGGTGCACCGTTGCCACCAACGAACCAGTCATACCGCTACGTCGCTCTGGATAATGACGCAACGTACAACGGCAGTGTTCTGACCTCTATCTCGGTGACCGGCGCTGATCCACTGATTGTTGCAACCGCTGTGATTAACCTCGCGGGTTCCCCAATGAACGGCAACACAATCAGGCTGAGCAACGAAGAGCGTCGATTCCTACGTGCTGGCAAGGCCGTGAAGCTTGATGACTCTGCCAACTTGGCGCACAACCACGCCGTAACCGATCCGGGTCACGCCCACGGAACCCCAGTGGGTCTTGGTACTGCATATACAGCTGGTGGTGTGTACGGGCCTACCTCCGGTGGTGGCGGTACGTATGGCAGCACTACCGGTATCTCCATTCAAAACAACGGCGCAACAGAGGCTCGACCTCGGAACATGGCCGTCCGTTATTTCATGCGCATCAAATAGGAGGACTCAATGATCCAAATCGACTTCAACAACGGGATTGTTCAAGCGACGCCCGTTGTCGGAGCCGCTGTGACTGACGTGACTGCCCGCTTGTTTCTGGGCATGTCACCTTCAGAGTGGTTCTACGCAACCGCTGTACTTTATTCCCTCGTGATGACTGTGATCGCGGTCTACAAGACTGTTAAAGAGGAAGCCCGCAAAGACAAGGAGGTAAACAAGGAATGAGCGACAACACTCTCGAACGTCTTCTTGAAGCGCTTGATACCGACATGGCTCGCAACATGCTGTCGGACCTGCGTGATAAAGATCGACGAACACCCCAGTTGTATAACGCTGTCGGCAAGTTGCTGGAGCGTCACAAGTTCACAATCGCAAAATTGAAGCCTGACGCATCCCTTCTCGGTGACCTGGCTGCTGCTCTCGCGGAAGTTCCTGAACTTACCGAAGACGAACTTTACGGCCCAACAACCCAGCACTAAGGAGTCCCTATGAACACCCTCACCAAGGGTCTCTTGGGGCTTCTGTGTGCCTGTCTACTTTTCCTCGGAATTTACTTCAAGGGATATAACGACTCGGATCAGAGTAAGCGTCCAGCCAACACACCTTCCGAACTCCAGCATTAAGGGCGATGGTATCCGCGTATTTTTAAGCGGACGCGATCGCCCTTAACGTCAGGATT